ACCATTAGCACCATCTGTAATTGTAATTGTACCTGAGTTTGTACCACCATTTGTATCTAAAGTTAAATCATAAGCACCGCTTGAAGTAAGCGTCGCTGTTGCAGCGCCTGTACCAATTTGTACTTCACCAGTTCCTTTTGGTCTTAGTTCTAAATTAATATTAGAATCATCTCCAACTGCACCAATCTCTGGTCCTGATCCTGTTGCAGCATTTGTAATATCAATGTGGTTTACTGCAGATCCAGTTGTTTCAAAAATTAATTGTTCGTTTCCATTTTCATCTCTGATACCATGAGCATCATCGAAATCTATCATGAAAGAGTTAGTATCTAAATTACCACCTAATTGTGGTGAAGTATCATCAACTAAATCACTAGCTAATGATATTGTAGAAATATTTGGATTAGCACCATCATCTGCTTTTGCATATGCGATTACAGTTTTACCATTTGCAACTGTAGCAGAAGTACCTGTACCTGTTACGTATTTAAATACTACGTTTTGAGATCCTGATGTTGCATTTTTTAAGAAATAAAAATTTTGTACGTCTAAAGGTATTGTAACGTTTCTTGATGCTGTAAGTGATCCTGTAAATTCTATAATCCTGTGTGAAAGAGTTGCGCCTGTTGAACCATCTGATACTGAAAGAGTTGTGTCTCCTGAATCAGAGACAGCTTGAGTTGTATACCCACCAGATACTTGTTCAATAATATCTAAGTTAGTATTTGTTTTTGTTCCCCATGTACCGGCGTTTTCGCCAGTAGCCATTTTTTCTATACCAAGAGGCGTATATGTTGATGCCATTAAAATCTCCTATGCCGCGTCACTATAACTTGTATTTGATCCAGTTGCAACATCCGAATATGAATCATTCGAACCCGTTGAAACATTGTTATATGATGTATTTGAACCAGTGTCAACATCTCCATATGCGAAGATATCGACTGCACCAATATTAAATGTCGCTGATATACCTGTTAATCCAACATTGATATCAGTCAAAGATATTGATCCCACACTAGCACTAAATGATTGTCCTGTTAATCCTAGACCCTCTTCTACTGTTAAAGAGCCAACACTAGAAGTTATACTTAAACTTGATGGTTGAGCTATGGCACTACCTAATCCAATAATAGTTCCTTGAGTAAGTTCTATTGATAATCCAGATGGTTGAACTGTATCATTAGGTATGACTACTGAACCAATGCTAAATGTTGCTTCGACACCAGTTAATTGTGCTTCTTGAGAAGAAATACCTTGTGCAGTTCCTTGACTAAATGTTGCGGATACACCAGAAAGAATTGCAGTTTCGTTTGGTGCTTTTGCAGTTCCTTGTGTTAATGTTGCTTCTTGGCCTGTTAAACCAATAGTTAAATCATTAACAGTTACAGATCCAATTGCTGATGTTGAAGATAAACCAGTTAATCCAACTTGCATATCAACTACAGTTGTTGAGCCAATAGCAGATGTTATAGATAAAGAATCATCTACAACAACAGGAACAAAAGCTTCACCTTGTGAAGTTGTTATTTCAAAACTTGTTGGTGTAATTATTTGATCAGGAACATCAACTGATCCTATGCTAGATGTAATTGATAAACCAGTTGGAAGTGCAATAGCATCTTTAAGTTCGCCCCATTCACCATCGCCCCAGGATTGTGCTCCCCATCCAGTTTTTAAAGTGGTAGCTTGGTTCCAATTCGCCTGTCCCCAGGTTAGTCGTCCCCATCCTGAAGTCACCGACATGGTTGACCTCCTATGCTAATCTGATTATCGCTGCTGTTGCGTCGTTTGCAGGAAATTCTATTTTGAAAGTTCCGTTACTTGCTGTCTTGTCACCACCAAATGCAATTACACAAACAGCATCAGTTGTGCTTGAACCACCGTTTGTTGTTGTGTTGTAAATCATTGCACCATTTGCAGTAAAAGATGCAGAAGAGTATGTTACATCACTAAAATCTGTAAAAGCAGTTGTGCTAGTTAATCCAACTCCACTATTAGTTAAAGTTGCCCCACCTGCTGTGTAAGCAGTTCCAGATGTATTTGTAATTTCTTCTGAAGTTGAGTAGTCAGTTGTAGCAGCGCCTAAAGAAGCGTCACTATCAAAAAGTGCTAATTTAAAAGTGTGTCCACCTGAAGATTCAAAACTGTGTTTACCTTGTAAAAGTTCTTGTTTAAAACTTGAACATATTGCCGATGTTATTGCCATAATTTATCTCCTACGGGTTTGCTGAGTTTACCGGTATACGAACAGCGCCATCTGTGTAGTCATCTCTTCGTCTTCTACCAACTTGCTCATTAGCAAACTTCTGTACTTCGGTTTTATACTTATTTTCATATAGTGTCAACATATCTATCGGACCTTTTAAAAAGGCATAGGCTTCTGATAGACAACAATATAATAACCCATTTGGAAAATTAAGACTAATATAGTTGGTATCGTTATTTTCTAAAAGATCAGGCATTTTATTAAAATGAACTCTAAACCTGTATGTAGTATTTGGCGTTGGAGCTACGAATATTCTACCTGATGTGGTATCAGATTCCCCAGTAGCACCACCAAATGCAGCATAATATTTAGGCTGACCTTGTGCAGCTGATGTCCCTGTTATATCTTGATACTCTTGAAGATAAGACATGTCTTTTTTTTCTAACCACCTGTTAGCTCCTGTAATAACTGATCCATTTGTGTCGTATACTTGTATACCTCTAATAAACAAACATCCTGCCGGAGCATTGATAGATTCTTGTCCAGCAACAAAATTACCTAATTGTTGTTTTCTGTCTGCATCAATAGGTACATCTCTAAAAATTCTATACTGTGCATTTAAAATTATATTTTCTAAAACAGCATCTGTTAAAACATTTGAATCTGTTTCCGTATAACTTTTAATTTGTGTTTTTAATCCCGATGCACTTAATCCAGCCATTATGCCATCCTCGCTAGTTCTCTACATTTAGGACAACGATGTTTATATTTGTTATGCTCACTACAAAAACCTTTAGGATGTAACATTACTTCATGAGGATCCATTGTTTCTTTTGGAGTAAACCAACTTTTAATTTTATCTATAATTTTTTTAATCATCCTTCAATAGTTATGGGGCCAATTGAACAACCATAACCTCCTCCTTTTATACCACCAGTTGTAGCAGTATCTGAGTTAACTGTAAAGAAGAAGAAATTTGAAACTAAAAAGTCAGTTGATTTTCTTCCTGGATTTCCGTCTCCTGTATCACTAACATATTTTCCTGTTGTAATAGCGTATCCTGAACCTTGTCCTATTTGTGCACCTGTTATTCCATCAAAGTTAGGAATTGTTGCATAAGCAAAAACAGGATTACCAGCTGCACCACCATTTGGATTATATGGTGTACCTGTACCTGGTGATAATGTAGGTGGTCCTCTAAATAAATATGTTGTGCCATTTGTTAAACCATGTCCTGGTGAATAAACATTAATAATTCCAGAACCTGCAGCGTATGTTTCAAAACCATTTTCTGCTATCATGACAGTTGTAATAGGTTCGGTTCTATCAGTTCTAACATGTCTTAATGCAATACCATCAGCAGAAAGAGGTTTAGGTTCTAATTGTGGTTGTTTAGGTTCAAATTCAGATACGTGCACAAAAGCACCATTCCATTCTCTAACCATTTCTTTGTATGGAAACTCCATGCCAGATCGATCAGAGATTGCTTTTGCATATTTTCCTGTTGCGTACTTTGGCATTATGCTCCTGGGTAATAAGCTTTCGGTGTAATGTATGTACTAGAAGCTGAACCATCTTCTGCAAGAGCTCTTGATAATTCATCTTCATAATATAATTTCATGGCTTGGACCATTTGTGGTTGATATTTTTGTGCAAGGTAAAAAGCTAAACCTGCAACCATACAAGGTACAAATCTAAATGGAACGTCTGTTGCGTTTGTGTAATCTCCTACATCTTGAATTCTTTTAATATAATAAAAATGCATATCTTTGGATGCATTAGTTGAATCTGGTGTTGGATAAATACTAATACTTACATGATCTATAAATCTTTGAACCCAATATTGATTAGGTGTTCCTTTAGAAAGTTTATTAGAAAAACCAGCATAAGTAGATCTATCTACTTTTGTCATTGGACTATCTGATTGCGTTGTTGCCGTTCTATTAGATCTTAACTGCGCTTCAAGGACATCGGACATTCCATAAATACCATTTGGATTTGATGTAGCACTTGTGCCATCATCACTTGATCTAAAAAATTTATATTCAGCTTGTCCTTCTATTAAATCTAAATCTAGTTCTCCTATTTCCCAATAGTGAATACCTCTATTACCCCATTCTTGAAATAAGATATTAAGAGATCTTCTAGCAGATTTAAGTTGATAACCTGCTACAGAATTTAATCCAATACGTTCAAAAGCATCTTCTATTATTTCATCAATAGCAAATGTTTTATCGAACGTTGTAGTGTCCGAGGTAGTGTTAGCCATTTAACCTCCTAGCCAGTATATCCAATAGTAACTGATGTTGTATTGGTTAAATCTAAATATATTCCAGTTCTACATCTAATACCACTTCCTGGTACATAAATGTCTAACCCTTCAGTTCCACAATTACCTTCGAATACTAAAGCTCCAGTTGCATCTGTTCCATCATAAAGTTTAATGTTACTGTTAGCTACGCCTTCAACTTGAATATAAGTTATTCTAGCTGGTCCAATAAATGAACCTGAAGCGTCTGTTGCTTTACCAAATCTACCGTCAGAAGTTCTTGTAGAAAACTGTTGATCTGATGTTGCCA